TATTTCTCTGTCCATTGTATATCTCCTTAGTATTTATTTTTCTCATAAAAACCTGTTACCTTCATAAATCCTACAGTAACATATCTTATGGGTCCTTCTCCTACAAACCTTACTCCATGCTCATATTCTTCGTTTCCTGGGAAAATAAGCAATGTTCCTGGTTTTGGCCTTAAGTCTGAATCTTCTTTATTTTTAAAGAACAAAGTTCCATCCTTATAGTCATCATTAATGTATAGTATAGCAGCATATCTAATGGATGGGTCTGTGTGCTGGTCTGTGTGAGACTTTAACTCAACTCCAGCCTGCATTCTTTGTAGTGTCCCAAACCCAGCAAGTTCTAGAGATGGATCTGCTAGTTCTAATAGTTTGCCTAGTCTACCTTGAAGAGTCATGCTTATCTCTTTGGTCGTAATGTTTAGATTCTTGTCTTCCCATCCCTGAGTAATTTCAAATTTTCCTTCAGCAACAAGGTTTTCTACGTCGTCTCTTCCAAACTTCTCCATGCAAAATCTAGCAAGATTCTTTGTATACTCTATTGACCACTCTTCGTTTGGAGTAGTCTCAATTATTTCCAATATAGTGTCTAACTCTTCTGGCTTTAAAAAATCTTTTACAAACAAAACTTGGTCATGGAAAACCTCAGTATCGTAGCCAGCGTCATCAAACTCTTTTTTTAGAAATGCTTCCATTTACAAATCCTCAACCTTGTACTTGTTGCCGTCAGCATCTAACTTCCAGCCTTCTTTTAACAGTTCTTGCCATTCTGCTCTTTCAATTTCTTGCTTGGCTCTAGTCTCTTTCATTTCTTCAGCCCAGGCATCTCTTAGTTCTTGTGGATAGTCTGACTCTTCTCTATCGTCCCAGAACGAACCAATAGTGTATCTAACTCCACTGGTTATAAGAGTTACTTCGTGCATGTTATTAAATCCCCCGTCAAATGCAGCAAGCATTCCTACTTTAGGCTGAAGACTTATATCTTGATCTGGGAACTGCAACATTCCACCTTCAAAGTCATCGTTCAAATACAAAAATGCTGCATATCTACTTCTTGTAAAAGCACCAGAGTGTCCATGCTCATCTGTGTTATCAGAATGCTTTCTTGCATATGCTCCTGGCTCCCACTTCTGTGTGTGGTATCCAATTTGAGAAATTATCTTTGGGTCAAGGTCGTGAACGCTTGCAACAGCATTAACAATCCCCTGTTTGATTTGTGAGAATATGTCGCTTGGCAACCCTTCATTTTCTACATGCTCATCATTGTCTTGTGGCAATACTGAAGAGTAAGACTCGTAGAAAGATATGGGCATCCACGTAATTAATCCGAGTTCTGCATGCTTGTCTAAAACCTTTACAAGTTTAGCAGCAGTCTCTGCATCAACAAAGTTTTCATAAACAACTATGTCTTTGGTTATTCTTTTTTTATTATCTAGATTCATTTTATCCTTCTTTCTTTGTCAGCACTACTTTTATTAGGATTCTCATCTCTAAATTTTTGCATAATATCTTTTTGCATTTCCTGCCACTTTTCTTTGCCAAACTTTTCTTCATTTTCAAACCACTCTGAATCGCCAACAGAATACTTTGTCCAGTACATTCTTGAAAGATATTTTGATTTATGTTTTGCTGGCATGACTCCATGAAGATATATATATTTTTCAGACATTAGAAAATCTGGATGACCTGATGGGAAAACAAGAAGGTCTCCAGCCTCTGGCTTATACATATACGCTTCTCCGTTTACTATAAAGTCAATTTCTCCACCTTCGTAGTCGTCATTAAAATAGGTTAAAGCAGTAATTGCAAACTTGTGTCCTGGGCTTACAATTGGCTCTCTTATATAGTCTGTATGGTATGTCATTGCTACTGAATCTTCAATATCTGGTGTATACCTTGCAATAGATGGACCAGTATATTCCCAATCGCTAATTATATTTCCATTTTGATCTTTAATGTCTGGAACAATTTTATTTTCATCAAAATCAACATTATTTTTTGCAATATAGTCTTTTGTTGCTATCATAAAATTATTTAAAATTTCCAAAAGAACTTGCTTATGCTCTTCTTGCTTTTCTGTTGAAGTTTCCACTTTTTCAGCATGCTCTATTTTTAAATTATCGTTGTATCCTTTAAATATTGGATTAATATATTCGCCAAACTTAGACCAGGGTGTCCATGGACTAAACAGACCGTCCTCTTCTCCATTAGACTCTTTTAAAAGGTTATAGGTTTTATCAATATCTTTAAAAAGACCCTTGTATACAAAAATCTTTGGATATATTTCAACTACATTGAAGGAATTTGTCACGGCTTTCTATCTCCTGTGTGTTCTGTGATTTCCCAGAAGAACGGACATGTATATCTAATACCACTCTTAATCTCTGTTACTCCGTGAATATAGTTTTTATCCCCTGGGAAAAAATATGCTGCACCTTTTTTAGGTTTAAACTGAACTCCTTGTAGTGGGAAGTAAAGTTCTCCACCCTCATAATCATCATTCAAATAGAACAAACTAGAAAGGTCGTAGTTTGGAAAATCATTTGGAGTTCCAGCATCTGGACCTTCATGCAGTTCTTTGTCTGCATGAGGCTTCTGTAACTGGCCAGGTAGCCATCTAACAATGGTTGTTCCAGTAGGAATAACCTTTACCTTGTAGAACTCTTCAACTATTGGCTTTAGTCTTTCAAACAGACCTGCAATAATTGGAGCAATCGATGGATCATTCTTATCTAGAGTAGGACTAGTAGCAACCCTGTCTTTCCAATAACTTGCTTCATATACAACAGTTCCATTTTCATTAACATGGCTTTCAGTAACATCCCAAATTGTTAATGACTTTGCAGCCTTTTCTAGAAACTCTATTTCTTCTTGAGTCATAAAATTTTCTAACTCAACAATCATATCTTTGCTATTACCAAACCAGCCTGACGGTGTCATTGATGGTTTTCTTTGTACTACCTTATATTCATCCATGTTCATATTGTATCACCATTCGTGTTATCTTTAACTGAAAGTTTTAAGGCTTTTACTTCGTGAGAACCCAGACTTTCTCCCTTTTCATTAACAGCATCTCTATACCAATCTGTCCATTTCCCAGACTTATTGACTTCTTGTGCTGCTTCTCCGTAGGATATGTTTGCTTTTTCTTTTGACCTGTCCTCATCTCTATATTTAACAAGTTCTATGACTGTGTTATTTAAACTTGTTAGAGATATAGGAATAACAGTTGCTATTGGAGTTCCTGCTTTTATAACCACTCTTTGATTTGCTTTTCGTGCTTTAATGGCTAGTGGGAGTGGATTAGGATAAAAAGATGTACTGATCAAATTAGACATAGTCTCAAAGTCTTCGCTGAAATAGTTTACTGGATTAATTGTCCAAATGCTGATGTCTGGATCTGTTTTAAAAACCAAACTAGTGTTTAAACTTATAGAAGCCTGACCTCTTCCAGCATAAGAACTTGTTGGACTAAATATTTTTATATGCTGATCTGTTTGGTCAGTTATTCCATCCCATTCAAATTCAATATCTTCTGTGCAAGAAAGGTTCCATCCAACGACGTTTGCCTGTGTTACTGGAAAACATCTGTATGCGTGGTTTTCTGATGTTGCATCCATCCATTCTCTTTTGATTGACATTGGGCTAATCTCAAAGTTACTCCCTTGCATTTTTTCTACTGAAATATTTAGCATTACTCTTGATCCCATTTTGAATCATACATGTCTGGTGTATGATACTTTTTGCTGTAATCTAACATAGTTACAATTGAATACTTTGTTCCAGAGTGCACTGGCATTGCCTGATGAGGATACATAAAGTTAGACGGGAAGATATAAAGATCTCCAGCCTTTGGCTTAATGTTTAAGCCCTGCAATCTAAAGAACAACTCTCCACCATCATAATCATCATTTACATATGCAACTAAAGAAAGAGTGCAGTTATAAGAATATCCATGATCATGATGCTCTTTAAAGTGTTGTCCTGGGCCATACTTAATAAAATTAAATGCCTCCCAATACTTAAGTGGCATGATGTTGTAATCTCTTCTGTAATCTTCTACTGCTGCAAACTGTGCATCATAGACATCTTGCCACAGTTCCTGAAGATTTAATGAGTCTTGGCTTTTGTCTAATTCTATATCTGTTTTCTTAAACTTAAAGTCAACGCAGTCTCTATAGTCTGGCATAAGTTGCTGATATCCTACATATGCTGGCATCCAGTGATATCTTTTTCCTTCTGCTGACAACTCTCCATATCCAGCAACTGATCCTAGATTGGCTTCAAGTCTGTTTATCACATCAAACTCTTTCTTAATTACGCCTCTATAGCAAATAATTCCATTGCCAAGATCTTCTTTTTCTGTCCATGTCTGCATTGTATTCTCCTTATTTGTATTCTCTGCGGGACCAAACTTTTTTAATGTACACTCCTCCATCAGGTTGCCGATAGAATTTTGCGTTATCTACCATTTTACCATATATCTCAGACTGCCCTAAAATTTCTATTTCGTGTTCCCAGTTTTCTCTTTTAAATGGTAGTACCTGCATGTATGGGGTTCCAGCAGGGAGCGTTCCTTCCCAGCCTTCTGCTATAAAAAATGGAAAACTTCCAAGAAGATGTACCTTGTCAGAATCTACAACTCCAGTTGTGTTCATAAACGGAAGATCAAACCTATTCATTGGTGTCATAAATAATGCGCTATAGCCTTCTGGCAACTCTAGGCCCCATGGAGAACTCCACGCAAAGTGGTACTGGTAGTATCCTTTAGGGTGTTCAAACTGTGGCATTGGTGGTCTTTGTGTACAGAAGTCTTTATACTTAGGGTCATCAATTGTAACATTTATAATACCCTGAGAATTTTTAGCAAACTTTAAATCGCATGGAGTTTTAAAAACATATCCAGTTGCAAACGCATCCATGATTGCAGGACACGCTTTCCATGTAGGGATCTTTCCATAATCATCTGTTGTGCCTTCTTTGGGAAATGGACAGACCTCTTTTGGTGCTTTATAGTATTCACCACTTGGCATTTTTGCAAATCTATCTGCATCCTTATACCAGTCTGGCATTTCTTTTTGTGTTGGTACTGGCGTAGAAATATTATCTTTATCTAACCAGGGTCTGAAAGATCTGAACTTAGCGACTAAAGACACTACTTGTGTCCTAGTTCATTAATGTCTGTCATTACGACAACACAATACTTTGTTCCCTCTTTCATAGGCAATGAAGCATGCTCATAGATATAGTTTGATGGGCAAAGAACAATGTCTCCTATTTTTGGACTATGAGTGTAGTTGTCCATTCTTGGAAACCTAATTTCTCCACCTTCGTAGTCTTCGTTTATATATACAACAGCCGATACCGTACAGTTGTACATTGGACCGTGGTCTGCATGAATATTAAAGTGGGTTCCTTCTCCTTCATACTTTACAAAGTTAAAGGCTTCATAATACACAACATTGATGCCCCAATATCTAGCATAATCATCAACACATAACTTTAACTTTTGATAAATTTCTTCATGAAGATCAATAAGTTCAGAGTTGTGTTCATCTCTTGGTCCCAAGTTTTCTTGCTTAAACCTAAAGTCTACAGCGTCTCTAGCCTTCTTAATTGGGACATCAGAATTAGTTACTTTTGCTTCTGACCATTTATACTTACCGTTTCCGCCAAGATTTGATTCTAGAATGTTTATGTATCTTTCAGAATCTTCTTTTGAAAATACGTTTCTATATAGGTTAATTCCTAATGCTGGGTTTTCAACTAAAATATTATTCTCAATAGTTCTTGATGGATATCTGTTTACTGCAGTTTCTGATCTATCCTTAGTGAACCAAGGGGTCTCATTTTCATCATAAGTTGTCATAAATTATTTCCCTATTCCTTTGTTTTAGTTGTGATTATATTATATCACAAAACAATTGTCTAGATATTTTTTATTAAACTGGTGAGATTTCTCTGGTTACTTGATTGTATGAAACCTTTGTTCCATTAACTGCAAAAGCACATTTTACCAAGAACACTTCTCCAGCAAATGCTGCATCATAAAGTTCTGCCTTTTCGTTATCAGAGTCCATACTCATTCTGTGGATAATCTTGTTTCCACATAAGAAAGCATACTGCTTATATGAGTCTTTTTCTTCTTGAGTCAGGGCTAAGAAGCCTTCATTTGCAGTTCCGTCAAATGATGTTCCATTCCAGGTTGAACCCTTTGTGGCTGTTGCCTTATGGTCTGTTATGTTCATACCAACTACAGGAAGACCTTTATCCCACTCAGAATCAAGAGAGGCTCTTACTTCCTCCGTAGTTCTAAGTGCTGAGATTACATCATAAGTATCTTCAGTATCTTTAACAATTATTGCGTACATAGTTTAGATCTCCTTTAGTGTAGTATAACATATTTATTAACACCCACAACTACCGCAGCAACCAGGGCATGCTTGCCAGCAATAACTTCTGATACATCCTGAACAACCACTGCTAGTGAAGGTTGGTGGGAAGAATGGTGGGAAGAATGGGAAGAATGGGAAGAACGGTGGGAAGAATGGGAAGAACGGGAAGAATGGGAAGAATGGTGGGAAGAACGGGAAGAACGGGAAGAACGGTGGGAAGAATGGGAAGAACGGGAAGAATGGGAAGAATGGTGGGAAGAACGGGAAGAATGGTGGGAAGAACGGTGGGAAGA